ACAAACTCAATGGAATTTTGTCACACAATTATTAATAGCTTTAGGAAAAAAAGAATAGCTCGTCCTATGAGCGGAAAGCGCCCCTTCGGGGGCGTTTTTTTTTGGTTTTTTTTATGTATAAAACCCTAACCCTAACCCTAACCCTAGCAAGTTTCATTTATATCTGGCCCGAACCCGAACCCGAACCCCGAAAGGTTTAAACCCGAACCGATAACCCGAACCCGAAGCGCGGGCGCGCGCGGTTTTAGTTCCCGAACTTAAACCCGAACTAGAACCCGAGAACCTAAACCGCCTCGTTTTTATTTTCGCCCGAGGGCGGGCGGGCGGGTTTTGGTTTAGACATTTAATTAATATGATTAAAGCGGGTTTTAATAATATGTACTTATATAAGAAATAATTAAAAAGAATATAAAACATAATAAAAAGATATTATATATCTTTTGCTATTGTAAACCGCGTTAAAATAATATAATATAAACATAATAAAAGAATTTTATTAACTTAATTATAAAGGGTTTAAAATGGTAGAATATAAACAAGGTAAAGAAATAATAAACACTTTTAATCATATAGATGAAATACTATTTTATTTATATGATAACGAAAAAAAAGATTATGAAGAAAATATAAATTATTTTCATGATTTACATAAAACACACATTTTTAAAAATCTTTTTGTTTTAAGAAATAAAGAAAAAATTCAAAAACTAGTAAATAATTTTGATGATTATGACGACCATTTATTAATAAAAATTAGTGATTGTCAAAATTGGGGCGTTTCTGGAAATGATATTTTTGACGATTTAGGCGACTATACAAAAGAACTTTCAGAAGAGAACCCGCACAAGTTTATAATTTTAACAGTAAAAGAAATTTTAAAGGGGTTGTATAAATGAAAAAACCAAATGGCTATATAATTTATAAGGGTAAATCTTTATTAGATGAAAAACCAATTGTAGTGATTGCCCTTGCTAAGTCGCGCAATACTAAAACGGGAAACATGGTGCAAACTTATATCTTACGTGAAGATATCGACCCGCGAGAAGCTAACAAAAAAGGTGAAGATTTTTCAATATGTGGCAATTGTCCTTTAAAGGGTGAACCGCACAACGACCCTAAAAGGGCGACCGCTAAAAATCGCGCGTGTTATGTTAACTTAGGGCAAGGCGTTTTAATAGCATATCAACAATATAAAAAAGGCGCATATCCAATAGCGACAAGCGACCAAATAAAAGAACTTGGACGCGGGCGCGTTGTTAGATTGGGGACATATGGCGACCCCGCAGGCGTACCACGCCAAATATGGGATGTATTATTAAAAGATTGTGTTCATCATACGGGATATAGCCACCAACACAATTTAAAAGATAGCTAACAAAATATAACTATGAAGAGTGTTGAGACAATAGAACAAGCCTTTAAATCATGGGCGCAAGGCGTCCGAACTTTTAGAACTATCGACAATGTAAATCAAATTGTTAAGGGTCAAGAAATACTTTGCCCTGCCTCGAAAGAAGCGGGACGGGTTAAAACTTGCGCAACGTGTCAATTATGTAGCGGTAGTAAGTACAATAAAACCAATTCAAAAGGCGTTATAAAAAATAACGTTGCAATCGTATTGCATTAAACGGGGTTAAAATGAGACTAACAAAAGAACAAAATTATAAAATTAATATAATGACATTAAAAATATTATTAGTGCCGTTTATTATATGTTTAATAATTTCAATTATAGGGGCTTTAATATGAGTATAAAATTCACTGATTATGTTATTGAAGAACAAGAAAAACAAATTCATTTAAGGGTTGAGGCATACCTAAAAAAGAACCCGAACACAACACCCGAACAAGCAGAAGAATATATTAGAGATAAAATAGAGCAGGAAAATTATGCTACATAAAAATGACAGCGTTAGGATATCCAGAAAAAATCCTTATGAATTGTTTTCAATCAAGTATCGATTGGAAGCAATCCCGAACCCGAATGAATTAGAAGCCCGAACATTAAGAACTATTAATGATGAAATTAATACCCGAATAAAAGATAACCAATTATAGGGGGGAGTAAAAAAGAATTATCCTAGCTAGGATACCCAGGAGTAAGGACACGAAGATATTGTCGGTAAGTGTTTAAAAAGATACCGAATCAGGTCGCCCCTGATATGCAATTTACTTACAACTGGGAGTTATACGAATATGGTCTTACTGATGCTAGTCCTAGGCGATTTGTAAGCGTAAGTTGAGTTGAATCGTTGCGTAGCAAACTCAAGCCAGATAGAGTAGGGAAATAAACCTCAGTCAGTCTCGTGAGCAAGAGGTAAGCTAGCGCAGATTTCCCTACTCGCACTATTTAAACATAAAAGGAGAGAATAATGGCTACATATAATATTAATTTTAAACTAACAAGAGATGATGATTTAAGAAGTGACGATGAATCATGGTTTGATAAAGAACATATATCAAGTGAGATTATATCATGGCTTGAAGATTTGGATTATGAAGTTAGTGATATTCAAATTGATGGTGCTTTAAAATATCATGAAGAAGCTAAAAATATCTTATGGGAGTATACCTCAAAACATGATTATGAAGAAATACAAAAGAGATTAGAGGAGTTAGAATAATGGCTAGAAAAATAATAGGTTGGAATATAAGTGTTACATGGGATGATGATGAAAAAGAAGATGTTTATAATATTCCAGATTATGTAGCTAGTGTTATAGATGAATGGTTTAATAAAATAGAAGAAAAAGGTCAAGGATTTGAAGGAGAAGAATAAATGGCAATAGGATTTTCAGGAGACATAATTCAGTTAGCTAAACAAGAAGTGTTTAAAAATAAAGATGATGTTGTTTTCGTCATCGATGTTTATAAACAACAACCAACCGCAAATTGGGACGGTGAAGAGGATTTTTCTGATTTTATAGAAAGAGTAGGAGAATCTGCATATGGAACTCATGGTTACGAAATAACCTTACAAGATAGTGGTATGAGATTTTATAGTGATTTTCAAACAATGTGGGACGTTGAGGCTTGTTTAGATAATGCTTATCAAGATATTCTTTATTATGAGGGAGAAGAATAATGAAAAGTGAAGAATCGATAAAAAATGAATTATTATATTCAATCAAAGATATTCGTAAAGATTTTAATAATTGGACTTGGGAGCAAAGAAATTATCACATTGGTTATGCTTGTGCGTTAGCCGAAACACTAGGAAGATATTCTTTATGCGATATTTTAAACGATAAAGTAGAGGGAGAACAATAATGGATAAGTTAAAAATAACTACTGACTATCTTAACGAGCTAAAATTATCATTACAAGACGAATATGATAATTCTTCTGTTTCACCCGAAGACAGATATGAACTAAAAACAATTAAAGAAATTGACGGAGTGTTAGAAGAGTTAAGAAGAGTAAAAGAGCAAAGAGAAGAAAAGACACAACAAGAAGAGTTTGCGATTTGGATGGCTAATTGTCCAGCATTTGAAAAAGATTGCACAGAGGCTTGGGAGGAAAATGAAGAGGGTGATATAACAAATGTGTATTGCTATTGGTTTAAAGTAGAGGGAGAAGAATAATGGCTAAAAAATTAATTGAAGGCAAGACCAGGAAAAGCAAAGGCAAGAAAATGTCGCATACAGGAGGCAATAGTAGACCGTTGAATTTAATGTATAATGATGTGACCCGAACGTGGCATAAAATACCCGAATAAGAGGTTGCAATAGAACCCGAACAGTATAAAAAGAGGTTAAATTTTAATCTCTTTTTTTATTGGAAATCCCGAATGTCTTACTTCTTAAATGCTTCAGTCTTTATCGTCTGGATTGAGTGCCTGGCCCGAATCGTCTAACTCATCACCCGAACCCGACTCAGTAATATCTTCAAATGCCTCTGGTGGTAACACGACAGTATTTTTAGAAGCTTCTTCTGAGAGCCTGGATAATTCAGCCCGAATCTCATCTTCACTCATAGCATCAATACTTCCCGTCCTTACTTCAGATTTGGATACAAGTAATCCCGCAGCTTTGAGCCTCAGCTCCTCGGCCTTGAGAGCCGCGGTCCAGGATCCATCCTCCATGGCCCGATCTCGAATGTATTTTAAATCCCGAAAGCTTCTATCTAGAGTTACTTTATATCTATGTGATATCTCTTTGCGTCTATCTTCAATACATGCCACCACATGAGGTTTACGCATGAGCTGATGGCCCGACAAAGATGGATACTTGTACCCGGCAAGCCGGGCCGACTCTGTCTGCGACAGGTCGTCCGTCCCACAGAATAAATCTACGAACTTCTTCTGCATCTCATTCAGCTTACTCTGAGCTGATTCCGGATCCGTAATAAGTAAATCTAAATTAGCTTTATTTGTTTTTGCAGTCATGTCGTCTCCGTTTTATTTACTTTATAGATAGGGGGCGTTCATACGCCCCTCTATATATATAATATACATGAACCATGAACGAACTTCAAAAAAAATATTATCTTTGTTTTTCAATAGCTTAATCCACGTAAACCGTTCATAAACCTCTTCCATGAACTATGAACGAAATAATATTGTTTTACCTTATATTTCAATAACTTAAAAGGACGTTTCGTTCATAGCGACCCTTCGTTCATACATATGAATCATGTTTCATGAACCATTTTCTCTCAAAACTAAACACTTCCATTTTATTTATTTACTTGACCTAAACTAAATAGTCTATTAATTTAAACTTAATGGTTTACATATAGGAGTACTATGCAAGCATTAAATGTTAAATACGATTCGAGAGAATCTGTTTTACCGATGGAGTTTATATTAGAAAAACATCCAAGTCAAAATGGTTATGATCATTATGTAACGATGCGACAAGGATTTCCAACTCCAGCTTGGTGGCCAATGAAGACCTGTCATATTACACAAAACACACGCCCAGAGAAGATTAAGATTAACTGGGAAAAAGATAGTGTAATGGGACAAGCAGACTTTATTCATTGGATAGATACATCTCTAGCACATGACAAGCCTTTTGGTTGTGCTGAGGATGATACAGATAGTCTAGAGCGTAGTCCTTTAACATCTCGATCAATGGCCTGGGTTGCACACTTACCTTCCGTAGTTAATGGAAGTTATGGTCATTATTATGAGACGTTAATAGACGAATAGAAGAAAATAAGAGTAGGTGTAAAAGAGAGTACAAGACACCTGTCTGTCTAAATAAGGGAGAATACAATGGACGAACAAACTAAGTTTATGATGGTACTGTGGTTGGTACTCATCGGATTTATATCAATAGAGTTAATAATAATACTAACAATATAGGGAGACATACTATGCCTGCACGATCGGTAAAACTAAAAGAAGGTTACATAGAAGACCTTATAAATAACTATGACGACTGTACTGAATTACATCAGTTAGCAGAAAGAATAAAAATGAGCGTTAATACATTAAAAAGAATGAATCAGGGTATTCCAATTGCTGTAAATTCTACTAAGAAAATTGCAGACTACTTTGGTATCCAGGAGCGTTATATAGAAAATTCTATACTTACAGAAGAAGAAGCCAAAGAATTTTTAAGAAAAAAATGTAAGAAATACGATATACCACAGATCATGACACAAGCGCATGTAGAGATGTGGGATGACGAAGGTGTTATTATTAATAGAGAAATGGGAGGAATATAATGAATAAAAGCAAAGTAAATACAATTTCCGCTAAGTGGAAAAAGAATTTTAAACTTAGAGACAATGTTGAATATGATAATAGTTTAAAGGATCTAAAAATTTTTAAAGAAGATAAGCATTTAGATTGTTCTCATTTACCTAAAGATCAACGTTTTGCTGTGCAAAGGTTAGTAGAAGTTTTAGAAGAAAATAAAAACTTACTTATTGACCCAGAGCAAACAGTATATGATTTTGCTATACAACTAAAAAGATCATGTATTAAAAACGCGAGGTCATTCAAATGATATGGTTAAACACTTTAGTGCTATTAGTTAGCGTAAGCCACGTGCCGGCTGCGCCGACCCCGTTGCCAGAGCCATGCCCTTCCTACACGATAGGAACCGGTTATGACATAGATGGTAATCTTGAAGTTATAAAAGTAGAGGAGATGTGGTGTGCTGGAAGAGATACTGAAACAAGCGAGTGAGATAGATCCTGGGGCTACCTTAGAAGCAGCCCATCATAGTTTTCAATGGTTTATTATTAAGTTTACGTTCTGGTTCTTTACTATACTAATAAGCCTTGCTGTTTTTTTAGAGTACAAAGAGAGAAAAAAGAATGCGTCCCCAGACAATTGAGTTAAACGATAATGAGGTCCTCGTAACGATTACTAAAGATTATCTTTTGGTAACCGTCGAGGGCCAATCATACCGACGCCCTATCAATCTACATCAGCTCCTGGGCCTAAACGTTGCAACGGCCAAAGCATTAGCTGAAAAAATAAGGAAAGAAATAAAATGACGAAAAAGAATAAAGTAGAAGCTTTTATATATCATGCAGAACTAGAAAGAGTTGTTGATGGCGATACTATCGACGTTACTATTGATCTTGGTTTTAATGTTAAACTTCATAAACAACGATGCCGTTTAGCCGGCATTGATACACCTGAATCCAGGACCAGAGACCTTGCAGAGAAAGCTCTCGGTAAGAAAGCGTCAGCAAGACTTAAAGAATTATGCGCACAAAAATTAAAGATTAAATCACTAGGTAAAGGAAAGTATGGAAGAATCCTGGCCATACCTTATACCGAAGATGATAAGGATATTTGTCAAATACTTATTAAAGAGGGTCATGCCGTTGAGTACCACGGCGGTACAAAAATAAAAGTATGGGGCGATTATTAGGCTCGAACGCCTAGCAATAAAAAAATTTAAAGTCAATATAGTTTTTATGTAAAAAGAAGGACAGATTATGAAGGTATTAAGTAAAATACACGCAGAATTAGAGAATATGGGTTACGTTGAGGACATCGTTGAGGAAGGTTTTCAATGGACAAAGGAGGTAAACGACGTAAGGGTAACATTAAACGCAGCGAGCAAAGGAATGGTTAAACAATATTTTCATTCTATTCCTGTTACCCTTCGTCTCTACGACGCAAACAGCCAGGTTGAATTTAATTTTGATAATTTAGATACAGCTCTCAAGGTTGCCACAGGCGTCTTTCGATCCTTCGAAGCATTCAATAGCCCATCTATCTCTTAGGAGGTTAATATGAGGAAGGCTCTTTTCGAGTAACACCCATTACCGTGCAATAAGGCTAAACATTATAACGGCTCTTGTTACGCTGTTGTTTTATTTGTCTTTAGACCATGATGTGAGTCTTCTTAGTAAAGACTATTCTTTGTGTTGTGGCACCAGGAGAAAGCGTTCTATTGAATTAACAAAGGAGGAAGAATATGGATTGGAGTTTTTTTAGATTTTATATTTTAACAATGGGAGTAACAGGGGGAATATTATTTTTAATTAGTTTAACCACTACATATTGACGAACATAGCAATCCATACTACATATAGTAGTTAGTGGACGAAGGACTCTTAAATATACTTATTTGTCTCCCAATTTTTAAGTATTGACCTAACCCACGATTGCAGCCACATCGACCCCTACGAACTCTCTGTAGGGGTCACTTTTTTCAAACATTCTTCCCACGTTTTTTGAAACATATCCTCTTCTTTAAAATAATTAAGACGGAAGTGTTTTGTTTTTGACATACCTTTCTTTGGTATGACGTCAAAGATAGCTTTTCTAATATCTGATGCTACAAAGCATACAATGTCTGCACTGTCGCGCCCCAGGCCGCGCTTCGCGCTTCCTGTGGACGTGCTAAACGTATAGCGTTTGTTATTTTTATTATGAGGAGATGGATAAGCGCTCTTAACTTGGATCCTTAGCGCTCTATTTTTTATATTAACAATAAGATCACAACCAGGCGCGTCTACAAGCGAAGTTGGATAACCCAAAGACTCTAACTCTAAGGCTACAAATAATTCACCGACGCGACCAAGTTGTTTTTGGTTCGTTATTTTTTTATTTAACGTCACGCATAAAAATTAACAGCGTTTGATGTGTAAGTCTAGTAACTTACTATCGTACGTCGTCTGCGAAATCATGAGGTCTTTGTCTTGCCCCACGAAAATCTTTTCTTAATTTTTCCATTCTCTTTGCTAACTCAGGAACCGTTAGGTTGTACTCACCCTCTTTAGGGTCTGCAAATTGATCCCAGGTATCAAAAATTTTTTCTAAAAATTCTTCAAGTTCAAGATTCGTCATCATTTTCTCCTTCAATAGTTATATCCATTGGTAGTTCAAATTGTCCATCCGGTTCGTGCGTAATACCTTCAGGACCTGTTGTTACAATGATAGGGGTTTGTTCTCCTATCCACGCACCTAACACATTAAATGATATATACTCCATTGCTTCTTCTTCATCGACATCATTAGCATCCATAAAGACCTTGATCATTTTTTGCAGATCATAAACAATAATATCATCTTGTCCGCATCGTTCACCGATGCCTATTATAGCTTCATTAAAGCCATCCCATTTTAACATTTTCACCTCAGTTCATTGTTTCGTTTTTAAATTTTATATCTTTAATGCTTGCTTCTATTCTTGGGCTATCATCTTTTGTTACAAATCTTTGGCATACTTCATCTATCTCTTTTAAAAAATAATATATGTTTAAGTTCTTTGGATTAAAATCTGTGGACACAGTAGCCCAGTCTATATCTTTTTCATTTAAGTCTATATCTAAATTTACGCTGTATTTTATTTTCATTTTATGCTCCTGGCTCAAACTCTCCATCACCGGAGGCAAATGGTCCGTCGGGAACATCTAACCACACGCGTGATTTTAATCCTGGAGCCGAAGCTTTTACTATCTTCTTTTGATCTATTAAATTTTGAACCATTCTCTCCAGATGGTTAATACCTTTCTCTTGTAGTACGTCGCTTAAACGCTCCTTATGATGGCCTATGCCATTTGCTTTACCTGTTTGGGTGAAAGGTTTACCCTCCAGGGCAGCGTTCTTAATACAAAACATAAGGTCATCAAGTTCAAAATCTGTTCCACGTTTTGATAGAAGTACGTCGTCTGTTCGTCCTTCTAACAATCCGTTATGAGAATTACGCACAAAGGTTCGTATCTCTCTGTTGGCTGGCCCATTGCTTTTTACAACAGCGCCATTAACAATACGATTACGTCTATATTCAATGTCTAATGTTTTACATAAATATTTCATTTCGCCTTCTGGTGGAACCCAGAGAGCCATAGCAAATCTTAATCCATCAACAATAGCAGATGTACCTCTAATTAAATTACGTGCATGTTCCGGAGTTACAACAGGATTTTTTATGTCTATCTTTGTCATGTGATGTACAAGAAGCCACGTAGCGTTGGTTTCCGTCGCTAAGGCTGCAAAGTAGCCCGTCACAAACGCACCCGCCGCGGGGTCGCTGTTTATATCCGCATAAACAAAGCTCGCGAGTGGATCTATGACTACAAGTGCAAGGTCTTTTATTTTTTTTATCTGCGAGCAAATCTCTTCCCATTGTTCTGTTATTGCCGGTCCATCCCTGGTAGTAGTAACAATTGGCTTAACACCGCCATAGTTTGGAAAAGGCAAGACTTTTAAATCATGTTCTGACTTAGTAAATCTTTTACCTTGATGATCTATTAAGTCAATACGTCTATGTATTTCGTCAGCTTCGTCCTCTGCTGTTAAAATAACGCAGGAACCATTCTGTAATAATGTAGAGTCAAAAGCTCTATCGTATCCTTGCTCACCATAAGCTAATTTTAATCCCAGGTCGAGTGTCAACATTCCTTTTCCGGTGTCGCCAGAAGCAGCAATGATTCCGGCAACACCACGGGGCAATGTTTCATCCAGAAGGTATTCATATTGTGGTGCTTGACCTTTTTTATAATGGGAAACTGATAGACTATCATCTAAAAGATTGATAATCTTAACATCAGAATCTCTCTTATAAAGGTAAGACTCAATATCGAACCCTTCAGCTAGAGCATCAGCAGAATCCCATCCCTTTGGTTTTCCATTTACAGGTTGTAGTACGCGAACACTTTTGCAAATGGTTACCAGGTGGGACGCTGCCGCTGTTCCATACTTCAAACCAGACTCATCATTGTCTGGCCATATGATAACACTGCGCCCCTCTAAGGGTGACCAATCGGTCTTGGAGACGGGGGCATTTGATCCAGCCATGGCTGTAGTAGCCGTAATACCAACCTCCCTCAGAGAGTCCACACATTTTTCTCCTTCTACTAACAAAATGTTAGTATCGAGATCACATTTATCAATGTTATCTTGATTATAGAGGGGTCTAACTTGTGGAAATTTTTTCTCTCCAGACGGAAGCACAGGATAAAATGTCTTGTCTCCTCCCTTAAACTCTTTACGAACAACGGTACATAAAACCTCATTGTTCCTATCTTTGTATATATATTGAATTGTATTAAGCACCTCGCGCGCCGCCTTCGCGACGCTTGGCGTATTTATCGGAGTGTTTTTTAATGGTACGCGGATGCTCATGAAGTCTGATATTTCTTCTACAGCTTCACCAAAAGAACAACCATGTTGATGCTGCCAAAGATCAATAAAATCTCCGAACATTCTGGACCCATTGAACTCACCGCCCAGACCAGGGTTTTCCCGGTTAAGACTAAAAGAACATGAATCACCAAAAGATCCATCTAAGTCACCACATACA